TAGCTGGGTTATAACAACCTTGCAAGCTCCACCCGGTCTTAATTCCTGTCTTATAATATGTAGTTCGTCTAATTGAGAATCATTCTCATATACACCAGCGTGTTCTAACGCATCTAGCAAACTCTTTGCAATATTATCTATATCACGCTTTCTTTTATCAGGAGGGTATAGGTATACAGTCAATGCCAAACGGCCCTCTAAACGCTTTATTTTACGTTTAAACACCATAATTTTAACCTCCAGCCGGAATTCTTGTCCTTTCTTTCCAACAAAGCGGTGATTACCACGTTGGCCCCAGTAATGGTTTACACTCGGTGGATAAGGGAGATCTAATTCTGTCATATATATAGTATAATAACACATGAATTAATATGGGTACAACCTATTGACATATTATTTTATTGAGAGCAGAATGACATTTCATTTTATTTAAGAGGGGATAACAATGAAACAAATTTATCGTAACAATTCCAATGGCAAAGTAGATATTGATAGATCTATTGATCATGATATGTATTTACTTCAGTCCGCTTTACTCAAACAAGAAAGATCAGAAAACAGACTCATTGTAGGTATGTGCGTCTGCCTTGTAATAGTCCTATCAATTTTACTATGGGTGACAAGATGAAAATATTTTTAGAGTTAGCAGAAATATCAATAGATGATAAAAAATATGCAGAGATTCAATCCTGGGGTGTAGATCCTAGTGATTGGGTTACATCTGTATTAGCAGATCATGGTCGTGATCGTGGCATGGTAATTAAGATGCGTTGCATGGAAACAGAATATCATTTACTTGATGATGTATGTAAAGCAGCCGATACGATAGCAAAGGATCTGGCATTTAAAGAAATAGAAAATGTTATGCTTAGCAACCCAATGTGCACATCAGGAGCTTGTGGTGAGTAATCATTGGAGAAGAAGTTATGCAGATAATGATCTTAATTGGAATGAATGTAAATATGATTTACTTAAATATTATTCAGAAAATCAAGTTTATGCACATCATATGGGATTTGTAGTGGATAGCCGTTATTTAGTTAGCCCACATAAAAAATGGAGATCTATAGGAAACCATAAATGGTATTTTTATAAAAATATAGATGACTTAGTTACTAGATACTTTAAGAGAGAAAAAAATGAAGATAACAAACAACTTTAACTTTCCACAACCATTCGTCAATATAGCTATGACGCCTACCTATTCAAAAGGTAAGGCACATATCTCAGCTACAGGTCTACTCAATAGTCCTAAGATTAATCTTATGATGAAGAAGTATGATGAATTCTTAGAGCAAGATGTGGCTGATATGATCCATCAGATGTACGGAAGTATCTCACACTACATCCTAGAAAAAGGTGCTGATGAAAAGAATCTCGTTGAACAACGTTTCTTTGCTGAAGTAGATGGATGGACTGTATCCGGTGCTGTGGACTTACAAGTCATAGATGATGATGGCGGTATCCATATTAAGGATTACAAGACAACATCTGTATGGGCTGTGTTAAATGATAAGCCGGAATGGGAACAACAACTTAATATCTATGCTTGGTTAATTGCTAAGAATAAAAAGGTTGAGATCAAATCATTACAGATCGTAGGCATCTTAAAGGATTGGAGTAAATCAGAAGCTAAACGCAAACCTGAATACCCACAAAAACAAGTAGCTTTAGTAGATATTCCACTATGGACATATGAAGAGCAAGAAAACTTTATTAAAGGACGTATTGCTAAACATAGTGCTGCTGAGTTTGCTGAAGAGACAGGAGCCGACTTACCTGATTGTACACCCGCTGAGATGTGGGAGAAGCCACCTGTATGGGCATTAATCAAACAAGGTGGAGTTCGTGCTAAGTCTTTACATGAATCATCTGAAGAAGCAGAAGAAGCTAAGAAACAAGCGGGAGCTGGATATGAAATACAGCTTAGACAGGGAAGTAGAACACGTTGCCAAGATTACTGCTTAGTTAATCAATGGTGCAAACAATATAAAGATTATTTGGAGAAACAACCATGAGTGATAGATTTGATTGGAATCAAATTGGAAAGTTTGATAATGGCTTTTCAAGATATGAGACAGATGATATTCCAGATGATGATGTCAATGATATTCAAATTGGTGGTAATCATTACAAGGATACAGCAATACAGCCTTGGGATTTTATCATCAGTAATGGATTGGGTTATCTTGAAGGCAATATAGTGAAGTATGTATCAAGGTATCCAAAGAAGGGGGGCTTGGAAGATTTACGTAAGGCCAAGCATTATTTAGATAAATTAATAGAGGTTAAAACAAATGAGCGTATACAAGAAATTACAGGAAGCAAGAATCCTGCTGCAAAATACTAGTCTCAAAAAGTCTGGTAAGAATAAGTTTGCAGGATTTGAATACTTTGAATTAGGGGATTTTTTACCTGAAATTCAAAAGATATTCAGCAAGGTAGGTTTATGCGGTACCGTCTCTTTTGGAACTGAAATAGCCACATTAACAATTGTGGATACAGATCCTAAGAACGACCAAGTAAATCATGTAATCTTCACTTCACCTATGTCTTCGGCAGAGTTAAAAGGCTGTCATGCAATTCAAAACTTAGGTGCAGTTCAGACTTATTTGAGAAGATACTTATGGGTAGCTGCTATGGAGATTGTTGAACACGATGCTCTTGATGCAGTAGCCGGTAAGGATGACTCAAAAAAAGCTGAACCTACAGTTGAAAGTCCACGTATTGTAGGTCTTAAAGGTGAGTGGCAAATCAATGCTCCGGCAGATCCATTAGGTGGAAATCTTGCTGAGTGGTTGAGCTTAATTAAAGATAGCACATTTATGTTTTTAGATATGTGCAATAAACCAGAAGACGTCCTCATGATCTTTAGAAAGAATAAGGTTTTGTTTGATACAGTTAAGATAACAGATCCTGAATTCTTTAAAGTCATGATGGAAAGATTCACAGAAGTTAAAACTAAACTAGAAAAGGAAAAACAAGATGGCACAAGCATATGAAGTACGTCCTAACACAGGCGTCTTATTTACTAACGAAACAAAAAAGGCAGAGAATCATCCTGATATGAGAGGCTCAATTGATATTGATCGTAACTTACTTATTGATCAATTAAAGAAACACAATGATGGCCCTATCAAGATTGCTATTGCTGGTTGGAAAAAAGAGTCTCAAAACGGCTTGAAATTCCTATCACTCTCAGCATCTGAGCCTTATGAAAAACCAGCAGGTCAAGCACCAGCTAAGAACCCTTGGGAGTAATCATGGCTAAAGCTAAAAAAGCTATAGAGCCAATCTCAGAACAAGAAGTATTGATCAAGGACCTGCAAGCTCAGGTCCACGATCTCTACCAATTCTGCGTTCAATGGCGTAAAGAGAATGATGCCTTAAAAGCTGACAATGCTAACTTACATTATCAAATTATAAGACTAAGTGGCGTTGTTCAGTATTTGGAGAACAAGCGTGAAAACACTCAAATTTGAAGCAAGACAAATTGCGTTAAAAAAAGATAAGGATGGATTTGCTGTTACGTTTCGTGTGCATCCAGACGATATCCCCATGGAATTGATCCGTGATTTTGTGGGTGCAGTTTATGATTGTGAATTAACCAGAACTGATAGTGAGCACGTAGATAAACAATCTGATTATATAGGTAATCTTCATGTTAAGTTAGCAGGCATATTATGTGCAGCTCCTGAGTTTTGGGATTTCTTATATGCGGATAGTCAAATTATGAAGAAAGATGAAGTTACAGCTGCAGATTGGTTACGTAGTTATCTTGGTGTTCAATCACGAGCAGAACTCAAAACTGATGTAGGAGCACAACAACTTTTAGATAAGATAAATAGGGAATTTAAACAATGGATGCAAAAATAAAGAAGGTACCTTACTCTGTATACTTACCACCTGAACTGCATTCAAAGCTCACTGAGGTAGCAAAACGTAGAAAAGCCTCAGAGATGGTGCGTAATGCAATCACCATGATTATAGAAGGTAATGATGCATATACTAGTGGCTATAACAAAGCCATTAAAGATGCAGCACAGCTTGTTTATGATTGTGAAGAAGCACAGATGGTAGCTATCAAAGGTAAAGATCTTGGTTCAATCCTCACCCACAGAATTGAAGGATTGGAGATGAAAAAATGAGTGAATATAGTGCAGAGTTTAAGTGGTGGTATGAAAGAGTATTTTTACAAAGCCCTAGCAAATGCAAACTAGAATATGATGATGAAAAAATGTGGGAGGCGTGGAAAGCGGGATATGACTTAGGTCGTAACAATGCTTTTAAAAGAAAAGATATTCCTATTGAAACCTTTACCATACCAAAAGAAAAACATATACATACCATGAATGAAGAGGTGAATGATGACTGATGAAGAACAATT